TCGTGCCGCGGGTGGTGGAGCTGGTCACGACGTGGGATCCGTGTGCGCTGGTGATTGATTCCGCGGACGCGGCGGCATCCATCAAGGTGGATCTCGATGAATTCGCCATCGAGCCGGAGCTGACGACCGCCCGAGAATTCGCACTGGCCTGCGGTGGATTGTTTGACGACATCGACGGGGACCAGTTCTGCCACCTCGGTCAACAGGTTCTCGATGATTCCGCTACGACGGCGGATAAAAAGGCTCTCGGTGGCGCGTGGGCCTGGGATCGCAACAGCCCGGTCTATACCGCGCCGGTGATCGCGCTGACTGTGGCCCGGCATGGATTCCTGGTGCACGGCCGCCCGGCACCACCTCCCGCTGATCCTCAGCTGGCCAGCGCTGACGGCGCGACCACGAGCGAGACGGCCGATCTGGCCCGGGCTGGATTCTGAAGAAAGGGGAGGCATCGCGATGACCCTCGCGACCCGCGAGCTCGGCTACATCAACCCCCTGTCTGGATCGGGCTGGTGGGCGCCACCGCTGGACGAAGAGACTCCGGAGCTGCGCTGGCCACTCAGCGTGGCCGTCTACGACCGGATGCGCCGCCAGGACGCCCAGGTCACCTCCGTGCTCCGGGCGGTCACGCTGCCGGTGCGGCGCACGACGTGGCGGATCGAGCCCGGTGATGCCCGGCCTGAGGTGGTCGAGCTGGTCGCCACCGACCTCGGGCTGCCGGTGGCCGGCCAGACCGATCGCCCCCCGCCGCTGCGCACCCGGGACCGCTTTTCGTGGTCGCACCATCTCCAGACTGCACTGCTCATGATTGCCTATGGGCATTCATATTTTGAGCAGGTCTATCGGCTCGATGGTGGTTTCGCTCGATTGCGGAAACTCGCGTGGCGTCCGCCGCGGACGATCTCAGCGGTCAATGTGGCGACTGATGGCGGACTGGAGTCGATCGGGCAGTATGCGCCGGTCGGCGCGAAATCGGCCGAGCTGACCATTCCGGTCTCTCGACTGGTGGCTTATGTCCACGACCGTGAGGGCGCCAACTGGCTGGGCAATTCACTTTTGCGTCCGGCATATAAGCACTGGCTGATTAAGGATCGGTTGTTGCGGATACAGGCGCAGACGATCGACCGCAACGGGATGGGCGTGCCGCTGTACAAGGGCGCCGAGAATGAGATGACGCTCGATGCCGGCAAGGCGCTGGCGACGGCGTGGCGGTCGGGTGACAACGCGGGAGCGGCTGTGCCGCACGGAGCGGATCTGCTGCTGCGGGGTGTCGAGGGTGATTTACCCGACGCCGGGCCGGCGGTTCGATACCACGACGAACAGATCGCCCGCGCGGTCCTGGCACACTTTCTCAACTTGGGCACCCAGACCGGCAGCTGGGCGCTGGGGACCACGTTCGCGGACTTTTTCACCTTTTCATTACAGACCCTGGCCGAACAGGTCGCGGATACGGCGAATGCGCATGTTGTCGAAGATCTGGTCGACGTCAATTTTGGTGAGCAGGAGCCGGCGCCGCGGATCGTCTTTGACGAGATCGGCTCGAAACACGACGCGACCGCGCAGGCGATCAAGATGCTGATCGACGCGGGCGCAATCTTCCCTGACCGTGAACTCGAGGAGTTCTTGCGCACGACATTCGGGTTGCCCCCGAAGGACCGTCCCGCCCCATCGCCCCCGGAGGACTGATGAAACTCTCCTGGCAGGAGCCGCGATCGGGCAAGCCGCCGCAGTGGTATCGGATTGGCCCGATCATGGCCCTGGCCGATGACAAGGGCAACGGAGGCGATAAGGAGGCGGCGTCAGCGACCAGTGCCGATGTCTACCTCTATGACACAGTCGGCGGTTGGTTTGGCATTTCTGCCGACGACTTTGTGCGCGACGTCGCGAGCCTGGATGTCGATCGAATCGTCCTGCACCTCAATACCCCGGGCGGTGACGCGTCAGAAGGTGTGGCGATTGCCAACGTGCTTCGCGCGCACCGGGCACGGGTGGTTGTGCGGGTCGACGGAATGGCGGCCAGCGCGGGCTCAGTGATCGCGATGGCGGGCGACGAAATCGTGATGGGCATCGGGTCGCAGCTCATGATCCATGACGCGTGGGGTTATGCGGTGGGAAGCGCGGCGGAGATGGCTGCGGCAGGGCGGATGCTCGATTCGACCTCCGACGCATTGGCCTCCACCTACGCGGCTCGCACCGGGGGGAGCACCGCCCAGTGGCGCGAGGTGATGCGCGCCGAGACCTGGTATGCCGCCGAGGAGGCCGTGACGGCAGGTCTGGCCGACCGGGTTGCGGCCCCCGACGAGACCGGCACCGCCGAGGGCGAGCAGGTCATCCCCGGTGGCTCCTACGGCGGCTGGTGGGACCTGTGGGACAGCCTGCGCCGCCCCGACCGGTTTGATCTTTCCGCCTACGCCTACGCCGGCCGGGCGCACGCTCCCGCACCCACCATGCCGGGCCGCGAACCACCACAGAAAGGACACCCCGCCGTGGCAGTGACCCTCACCGATGAGCAGCTGGCGACCCTGCGCGAGCAGCTCGACCTGGCCGCCGACACCGACGACGCGGCCGTCATGGCCGCGCTATCCCAGCGGCTGACCACACCGGATCCGGCGCCACCGCTGCCCGAAGGAGTGGTGACAATCGACGCCGCCCAGTTGGCCGAGCTGCGGGCGTCCGCCGCACTGGGCCAGCAGGCCCACGAGCGCCAGCAGCGCGAGGACCGCGAGGCTCTGGTCAACGCTGCCGTTGTCGACGGCCGGATCGCCCCGGCACGCCGCGAGCATTGGGTCGCCCAGCTGGAGGCGGACCCGGGCTCCCGGGAGGTGCTCGCCACGCTGGAGCCGGGCCTGATCCCGGTCGGTTCCCCTATCGGCCATTCCGGCGATACCGATAAGACTGACACCCTCTACGCGGCCGTGTTCGGCAAGGAGTAAGCCATGGCTGATTACATTCCGGTATTCAAACCCGGCAATGACATCACACAAACGGTCGGTGCCACGGCAGTGGTCGGCGGCAATCTGGTGATGCTCTCCGCGGCCAATACCGTCATTCCCACGACCGGCAGCACTGCCGCATGGTTGGGCGTGGCGACCACGGATGCCGCGGTCGGCGCGAAGGTCGGCATCACCAGTGGTGGAGTACAGGAATTGGTAGCCGGCGGCGCTGTCGCGGTCGGCGCTAACGTCATTCCGGCGGCCGCCGGCAAGGTTGTCACGATCGGCGCGGAAACGGTCTACCCGCGGGTGGTCGGTATTGCGCTGACCGCCGCGGCCGCAGACGGCGACAAGATCCGCGTCAAGATGGCCCGTTGAGAGGGAATCGAGCAAATGGCTTATACTTATCCTCCGCCGGCGCCCACGGTCACCGGTGACTTCACCAGTATCCATTCGTTGCTGGCGCGACCGGATCTCATCGCGCGGCGGTTACGCTCGATCGCGGAACAGCGTTTCATCGCCGATGCACTACTCCCCAGCCGGTTTAATGTCGTGGGTGGCGCAATCCAGTTTGAGCAGGGTGAGTCCCTCTATACTGACCGCACCCCGGAGCAGGTCCGGCCGGGCAAGGAGTATCCTCTGGCCGGTATCGGCCTCGGCCCGACGCAGATGGCCGAGGTACAGAAGTGGGGCCAGGATGTACCCGTCACCGACGAGGCCATTAAGCGCCTCAACCGGAATCCCTTGGACCGGGCACTCCTGAAACTGGTCAACCAGATGGTGAAGACGGTGGACAGTGTGTCGCTGGCCGCGATTGCTTCAGCGGTCACGCAAACCGCCGCCGCGGCGGCGGTGTGGTCCACGGGGACGGCGAAGCAGATCTTCCTCGACGTCGCGAAGGCCAAGGCTGCGATTATCGACCTCAATGATGGATTCGACCCGAACACGGTCGTGGTCTCCACCACGGCGTGGACCTTCGCCATGGCCACCTTTGCCGACGCGGGATATTTGCCGCGGGAAGACCGCAGCTCTCCGGTGCTGACCGGCGACTTCCCAGTGATCGATGGTATGCGGTGGTTGGCGACCACGAATCTGCCGCTAGCACAGGCCGCCCTCGTCGTGGATAGCACCCAGCTCGGCGGGATGGCGGAGGAAAATCTCGGCGGCCCCGGCTACGTGGGTGCAATGGGCGGGGTCGAGACCAAATCGATCCGCAACGACAAAAAGGACATGTATGACCTGCGGGCGCGGCGGGTCACCGTGCCGGTCGTGCTAGAGCCCAATGCCGGTTTCGAGATCACGGGGGTGACGTCCTGATGGCTACCTATGAGGTAACGGCACCGCTGGCCACGGGGAAGGACAGCGCGGGGAAGCTGCATTACTGGTATACGGGTGCGGTGCTCCCGGACGGCATCCCGGCCGACGAGCTGACGCGGCTCGTCGGGCGCGGTCTGATCCGCGAGATCCCTCCGGCCGATCTACCCGCGTCCACGGATGAGGATGCCGGGCCCGACGGCACCACGGCACCCGCGAGGACCACTCCGACGGTCGATCGCCCGAAAAAGGTGGCCCCGCACGCCACATGGATCGACTACGCGGTGGCCCGGGGCATGGATCGGGATCAGGCCGCAAAGATGAGCAAGGGCGAGCTCATCGACGCGTTCCCGGAATAATTGCGTGGGCCGGCTGATCGCCACCGGCGAGCTTGCGTCATTTATGCAGAAACCCGTCCGGGCCGACGCCGAGCGGATCGCCATACGGGTCGCCGAGGGATGGGTAAAATCGAAAGCAACGCGGCTGACCGACTGGACCGACTGGCCCGATCCCATCCCGGAGGATTTGTGGGCATGGGCGATCGAATTGGCGTCGATCGCCTACTCCAATCCGACGGGTATCGCGACTCGCACGGTGGGTGACGAGACCACCGGATTCGTCATCGCCCGCCGCGCCGAGATTCTGGACGCCATTGAGCAGGCCTACGGCGGCGCCCAGCCAAGTTACCAATTCCCCCCGGCGCCGTGCTGGCCGTGAGATTAACTTGTAAGGGAGTAGTCGGTCATGGCGTTAGATACGTCACTCAAGGTTTCCTTGAGTGCGAAGATGACCAGCGCGCTGGATCTGATGAACATTTCCGGCGACCTCAATCCGAGTAGCTGGAGCATCACCCTGTCCAATGGGACTGGCGCGGGTCAGTCCGATCTGGTGTGGAGCGACAAACGGCAGATCGCTGCGTCGGGGTCGGAGGACCTGGATCTGTCCGGGTCTCTACCTGGTCCGCTGGGCGGCACGATGGCGTTCGCTCGAATCAAGATGTTGGCGGTCAAGGCGTTGAACACCAACACGAACAACGTGATCCTTGGCGGCGCTGCGGCAACCCAGTGGGTGGGACCCTTCGGGGCCGCCACGCATACGACTTCGATCCGCCCGGGCGGCCTGTTTGTGGTCGGCTGCTCGGATCTGACCGGCTGGCCAGTCGTCGGCGGTGCCTCGGATTTTTTGAAGGTGGCCAACAGTGGTGCCGGGACCGTGGTGGATTACGAGATCGTGATTATCGGTGCAAGTGCCTAATGGCCGAGTGGGTGACTCTAGCCGAGCTCAAGAATGACAATTCGCTCGACGGTCAGACCCTCTCGCGTGACGATGAGGCGTTGCAGCGGGTGCTGGACGCGGCGATGACCTTCGTCGAGGTGCATCGGCCCGACCTGGAATACCTCGGGCCGCACACGGTGCCCAAGCACATCAGGCTGGGCACGTTGCGCCTAGCCGCGAGCTGGTCAGTGCGCAGCTCGGTCGACCTCGGCGAGCTCGGGTCGCGCCGGGCGCCACGACTCGAGCCCGAGGTCTACACGATGCTGGGGATCGAGCCGTGAGCACCGCCGAGGTGAAGGCCGTCGGGGAGCAGATCGCGGAGGCGCTGCGCACCGTGCCCGATCTGCGGGTGGTGGTCGGTCTGGGCCGCCCGATCGCCCCACCGGTCGCGGTGGTGGGCCCGCCCCGATTGGAGTGGGGTCCCGGTTTCTGCGAGGCGCCGACTGCGGCGCGGTGGCTGGTGTATCTGGTTGTGCCGCTATCTGAGTTCGCCACTGGGCAGCTGATGGAACTGGTCGGACCGGTCGTGACGGCTCTCAATGGGTACACCGAGGGCGTTGTCACGACGGCCACGCCGGGGATCTATCCGGGATCGGGCGAGCGGGCAGATCTGCCCGCCTATGAGATTGCCTTGGAATGGAGCTGAAATGGCGCCGCCCTTTGTGAAGAAGCTCAAGGAAGTGACCCTGACCGTCGCGGGGAACTCCTGGCAGTGTCAGACCGAGTCTGTCACGCTGGAGAACAACACCGACGATCCCGAGCAGGCATTCACGCTCTGCGCGGATGGCACCTATTACGAGGAGCCCGACCCGTCTTATTCGCTCAATTTCACTGCGCTGGCCGATTGGCGCGCCAACGGTCTCAGTCGGTGGCTGACCCAGAATGACGGTACGACCGCCACATTCGTCTACGTCTTGCATCCGGATGACGTCGCGTCGACCGTGCATTGGACCGGCTCCGTGCGGATCAAGGCACCCAATGCCGGCGGTGATGGCAGGGCCACGGAAAAACAGGAGATCGCCTTGGCCGTGCTGGGCAAGCCGGCATTCGTGGTGGGGGCGCCCGCATGATCGACAACGAAGACGATATCTACTTTCGGATCAGGGTCACGCCGGACGGCGGCGAGCGATACGTATTGGAGGTCGACTCCCGCGACATCGAGTTCTGGGAGCGTATTTCCGGCCGCACGCTGGGCGATCTGGAGGCTGCATCGATCAGCATGGGTCTGGTCTATTCATTGGCCGAGGCCACCGCTAAGCGTCAAAACAGGTTCTCCGGCACCCTGGCTGAATTCAAAGAGATCTGCCGGGTGGGGATCATCGAAAGCCCGGGCCCTACCGAGCCGGATCCGTCCGGCGGCGACTGATCGAGCTGGCCATCGCCACCGGCATCCCGGTGCAGGCGTGGCAGGAGTTGGGTGCCCGCGGTATCGCCACCGCGATCGAGCTCCTCAACCGGGCATCCGAGGAGTCCGGGCGCGGTGAGGAGGACGAGTACGGGGTGGTGCACCGTCGTGGTCGATGACACGATCCGCATCGAGGTCACCAATCGGGACGTGCGCCGCATCCTCAAGGCATTCCGAGACCTGCCCAAGGATGCGAGCGACGAACTGCGGGATGCGAATCAAAGGATTGCCGATGCTCTGGCTGCAAAGGTCGCGGCCGCGGCGACCGCTTCGGACGCCCAGTCAGCACTGATGGCACAGACGGTCCAGTCGCGCCGTGACCGGGTGCCGGTCGTCGTGGCCGGCGGACGTCAGAAGGTGGGATCTCGCCGCACCCCCGCCTACAAGATCCTGTACGGGTCGGAATTCGGCGCCACGTACTGGCGGCAATTCCGGCCACATCGGGGCGCGGCGTCCTACTGGCTTTTTCGCACAGTGCGGGAAAACGAGGACGACACGGTGACCGACTGGGCACACGTTGCCGAGGCGATCGCCCGCAAGTGGGGGCATGCGACGTAGTGACGGGGGAGGTGCCCAGTGGCGAGCACCTCCCAGACTCTGCGGGTTCGGATCACCGGCCAGGTGCAGGGCCTGGTCAAGGCTGCGGCCACGGCTCGCGCGGCGGTCCGCAGTGTCGGCGACGGCGCCAATCAGGGCATCCGACCCTTGCGGGGCCTCACCGACAGCTTGGTGCGGGTCGCCGGGGTCATGCGGGCCGTGTCGACCGTGGCCAAGCCTGCGCTGGTCACCGCGGCGATCCCCGGGGTGCTGGGCCTGGCCGCCGCACTCGGCCAGGCCGCGGGCGCCGGTCTGTTGCTGCCCGGGGCACTCCTGGCAATCGCCTCTGTAGTCGCGCCACTGAAGATTGCGCTAGGCGGTTTCGGTGAGGCGTTAAGAAACGTCGGCGACCCGGAGAAGTTCGCTGAGGCCACCGCGAAGTTAACGCCAGCGGCGCGTGCTGCCGCTGAGGCGGTGCGCGATCTCAAGGCGCCGTTCGACGAGCTCAGGAATAGTTTGCGGCAGCGGCTTTTCACTGGGCTGGCACCACAGATCAAAGCTGTCGGCTCGGCATTGCTGTCAAATCTCCGGCCCGCTTTCGAGGCCACGGCCGCCAGCGCGAACGCGGCGATCTCCGGGGTGCTCACCGATCTGGCCTCGGTACGCCGCCAGGCCGACATCTCCGGCATCGTCGGCGACAGCACCGACGCATTCGACGATCTCTTCGCGGCGGTGCGTCCACTTGTCGGCGCATTCATCGATATCGGTGCGGTCGGCGCCGGTTTTTTGCCTGTATTGACCGAGGGTGCCGGGGCCGCCGCCCAGTCCTTCGCCGACATGATCGCCCGGATGCGGGAGAGCGGCCAGCTCCAGCAGATCATTTCCGGCGGCCTGTCCGCACTCGGTGATCTCGCGACGATCGCGGGCAATGTCGGCTCCATTCTGGGCGGAGTGTTCACCGCCGCGAATGGGTCCGGCGCCGGATTCCTCGGCACCCTGAAGGAGATCACCGGCTCGCTGGCCGAGGTGGTCAATTCGGCCGCCGGGCAACAGGCCCTGGGTGCGTTTTTCGGAACCATTGCCACCGTTGCGCAGACGGTGGGCGAGGTCCTGCGGACGCTGGCCCCGGTCATCGCCACGGTGCTGCAAGGTGTGCAGGCTGGGGTCTCCGCGCTGGCCCCGGCGATCCAGCCGCTGGCGGCCGCGTTCGGGGAGATCGTTACCGCATTGGCGCCGCTGCTGCCGCTGGTGGGGCAGGTCGCCGGCCTCTTCGCCGGGGTGCTGGCCACTGCCCTGACCGCGCTCGCGCCGGGACTCTCAGCCCTGGTCACCGCGCTTTCGGGGGCGCTGCAGCCGATCCTGACCGCGCTCGCACCGGTGCTCACTGAGATCGCCACCACGCTCGGAACGGTTCTGGCCGACGCGGTCATCGCGCTGGCGCCACTACTCACCGAACTGGGGCCGGTCCTGGCGCAGGTCGCAGCCGCGATCGGCGAGGCCCTGATCGTCGCCCTGCAGGCTCTGGCCCCTCTGCTGCCGCAAATCGTGGGCGGGATTGCGGACCTGGCCATCGCGGTGCTGCCGCTGCTGCCCGCGATTGCTGATCTGCTGCCCCCGGTCGCCGACTTGATCGCCGCGCTGGCGCCGTTGGTGGGCGTGCTGCTGGACGTGCTAATCCCGGTGCTGACCACTGTGGCGCACATCCTGACCGGTGTTCTCGGCGTCGCCCTGGCCGCACTCGGGATCGCGGTGAACAACGTCAAAGTGATCGTGGAGACCGCATTCGGGATCATCGCGATCACTGTGCGCACGGCCATCGGGATCGTGTCGGACATATTCAACGGATTCGCAGGGTATTTTCGTTCGTTGTGGGATGGACTGTTCGGGTTCGTCACGAATATCGTCAAGGCGATTGGCGCCCTGTTCCGAGGCGACTTCGGCGCGGCCCGCGATTTCGTGGTCGCCGCATTCCGATCCCTGGTAGACGGCGCCTCAGGGGCGATCGGCTCCCTGCTGAGCATGGTCAGCGGAATTGGCGGCCGGATCCTGGGCGCGCTCGGCGACCTCGGATCCCTGCTCTATAACGCGGGAAAGAACGTCATCCAGGGCCTGATTGACGGGATCCTTGCAATGCTCAATGCGGTACGCACTGCCGCCGGTCGCGTGGCCGGCGCGGTGCGGGATGCCCTGCCTTTCAGTCCGGCCAGGTACGGCCCCCTGCGCACCCACCCGCCCGACCGGGCCGGCCGCACGATCGTCGACATGCTGGCCGCGGGCCTGATCGCCCGGCAGGGCCGGCTGCGCGACACCATGGCCCGCCTGGCGACCTCGTTGACCAGCCCGGGTCAGACCACCCTG